AGAGAACTGCAATCATTACAAATGGTGCAGATGAAGATTCATTTTTTGTGAAGTCTTCTGATCTGTTTTCGGTTATCACAACGAAGTTTGCAAAGGACTTAAAAGATTTTCAAAAATCTTCAGATCAAACAAATTACAAAAACGCAACCTCAATTTACTTTCTAGATTACCTCTTAGAAAGATTTCACACTATAAAGTACTTCAAAGTAAATGTTTCTAACACAACAAATTTTACGAGAAAGGAATCTAACGAAGGGCTTGAATTTGATTATAGAATAGCACATTCTAAAGTCGATATAACTCAAGCATTCGATAGCGTAGATTTACTTCTTCTAGAATTTATGTTGAAAGATTGCAAGTTATACGAAGAAGATCCTTTACACCCTAAACCCTACCTAGAAATTCGAGCAGGTCAGCTAATAGAAACTCTAGCTCATCATCGTTTTAAGTTCGAAGAAGAATCTAAAGAGATGGAGCTGATAAAAAGGTTATTTATTATCCTTGGACCGAAGATCGAAATGGACGATACGATCTTAATGCTGATAGTCAAAAAGTGAGATATATAAAAAAAATATCCACTTTTAGATGCACTCTAGTTCAAATCCTAACGATCAAAGATTAGAAGAGATCCTTCAGGCCATTCATCACATTCAATCAAAAATGCCAAATGGTGAGATTGAAGGAATGAAAACTATGATTGAGGCCATCAAAGCCGACCAAAGCGTAATCAAAGGAGACTTAGATTACTTTAAGAAAAGATTGTTCAATCCTGATGATGGTGTCATCGTTAGAATTAACAAGAATACCGAATCGATAGAAAGATTCGAGGAAGAAATTGAGGAAATTATTGACGATTATCCAAGAGTTCTTTCTAGATTAGAAGCACTCGAATCTTGGAGAGATGGTGTAAATAAAGCTCTTTGGATTATTTACACTTCTATTATAGGTTTGATACTTACGGCTGTATTTGGTATTTTGCTAAAATAATAAGTCCTAATGATTTATTCATTAAATGTTAGTTCAAACAACATAACATACAAACCAGGAGACACTTTACTTCTTACTTTCTCCGAAGCATTTCATTTGATTGATTCGATACAAAACGTTTCATTCGATTTTTCTCCGTTAGATACCTCTGTCAACGGACATAACGTTTATATTCGTTGGTCTTATGACAATATGGTTTGGTCTCCTTGGAATGATTGGAATATCGGAACTACTCCGGCTGCTAATCAATCTGAATTAATACAGACGATTACTCAAGGCAAAGAAACATTTTATCTGCAATTTAGATTAATTCGTCGAGGAAATGATACAATAGCCAGAACACTAACGAATGTAACTATCGAATATACGAAGAAATCAGCAGCAGAAACTCCAGTTGTTTCTCCTTTTGCTTCGAGCAGTTGTTATCCTCAATGTTCACCTTACCAAAACTTCTTTACTGGAGTTAGAGTTGATTGCGATCCTAGATTGTTATTTCAACCGTATAATGTTATGGGTCCGGCAATCAATCTTTATAGAGAAGCTGCAAATGCTGCATCTGAAATGTTTGGTCATTGTGTTAGATATTTCAAAACACAAGCCGATACCGCTTCTGCAGATCCTGTTCTTAAAGAGTATTCGCTATTCAATGTAACGGATGTAAAAGACATCAAAGTTCTTGTACCAGATAATCAATTCCCTGATAACGCCATTAAGTTCTTACCATTTGATATGGACTTTGGTGATGGTCTAGAAGTTCATATTGTACGAGATCACTTTGAAAGAGCATTTGGGTGTGACGATCTACCAGAACAAAAAGATTATCTTTACTTTCCTTTAATTGATCGTATGTTTGAAGTTCATTCGGCATACCTTTATAGAGATTTCATGATGTCTGAAATTTATTACAAAGTTATGTTGTATAAATGGCAAGACAAACTAAACGTTATGAGACCTATTAAGGAGATTAATGATTATGTTGATTCGATCACAGAAAACTTTGATGAAATTCTACAACCAGAAATTGATAAAGAATTTGAAGACATAACTAAACCAGATCAATATCAAACAGTTTCTATTGGCGGATTTGATAATGTAAGATCTCATATTAATAAGAATCTGGAAATAAAGAATTACGATCTAAATAACTACTTTACAATTGTAGGTAAGTATTTTTATGATTTGTATTCTGGCATTCCTTTTGGAGATTTAGCTGTTCGTTATAAAACTCTTGTTAATCGACCTAAAACTGAACATACTGCATTTTCATGTTGGTTCAAAACGATTAAGTCTGATTGGGTAAAACAAACAAACACCTACGATACGATTATCAATGGTTTTGATGCAAATTCTAATAAAGGTTATATTGTAAAACTTCTGTATTCAAACGTAAATAATACGGTTGTAACTTCAGGAATTGAATTGACTATAAACAATCAAGTTTTAACATTCAATACGAATTTCCCTGCTTTACAAAAGGATCAATGGTATGCGATTGTTGTTAATCAATTGAATGATTTTTCTCAATGTTCAGTTCATATATGGAGAATGAAATGGTCTCCTACAAATCAAACTCAAAAGACAACAGATCTACAGCTAGTATTTACTCAATATTTAGATTTTACTCCTGTAGATGTTGCTCCAACTTCGATTCCTTTTACTTTAAGAGGAGGAACTTTAGCCCTAACAAATATGAGAGTTTGGAAAGAGTCTATCGAAGAAGAAAAACAACCAGTAACTCTTAATCAATATGTTGTTCGTGAAGCTCATTTGACTTTAGTAACAGATAATGCTATTCCTCCAATGAGACTTGTAAGAGAGTATGTAAGATAACGGACGGAAGCTCTGTTTATCGTGTAACACTATATTCTTTCCTGGATCACCTTAGATAAAGGTTATATGTATTTCGGGACCGGGCTGATTCATTTACGAACATTTAGCAAATAAATAATATATGGAAGAAAATAATGAAAACAATCCGGTGCGTAGATCGATAGAAGATCTTCTAAGCGATAATACAAATTTACCATCTCCTAATGGAGGAGGTTTACCGGCTTTTCAAGTAACAGATCCTTTAGATTACGATACAGAAAAATCTCATGCTGAGAATAAGGCAAAGAAAGTAATGAATTCTCTTCTGAAATTTTATCTTTCGGAAGAACTTATACAAAAGAACGAATACATCACATTAAAGGCTAAGTTAGATGTAATGACTATGAGCAATCTCATTTTTCAAATGAGAACCGCTGAACATGCTATCGTTACTCTGCTCCGATCGATCGATGCTGGTGAAGCTTCTCCTCGTATGTTTGAAGTTCTTGGCGGTCTACAAAAAACTCTTCTCGACATAATGAAGCATCAAACACTTCATATGATGGCCGCTGAAGAGAACATGAAAAAATTAAAACGAGACATCGATATTTACAATACAATAGATGTCACTCCTAAGATTGAATCGAAATCTTCAGGTCAAGTTAATCGAGGAACTCGTAATTTGATGAAAGAAATTCAATCTGAATTAGGTAACGAAGAAAAAATAGAAGATACAGATTTTGATTCTGAAAATCAAGAAGATCTGTAAGTCCTAATATGTTTAAAGTAAAAGAGTACAAAGAAGAAAATCAGGAAGACGATAGGCTGATATGGACTTCTGAAAAAATTGAAAAGCTCCTCAATGCAATGGAAGAAGGTTATCAACCTTCAGATCATCCATTTTTTGAAGGCGATCCTAATTACAAAAAAGGTAATATCGTATACGAATATACCGATTGGGAAATGGACGAAATTAAGAAATGTGCAAAAGACATCATCCATTTCGCAAATAACCATTGTACAGTTATGACTGACGAAGGTTACATGAAAATTCAACTTCGTCCTTACCAAGAAAATGTTCTTCGATCATACCAAAACAATCGATGGAATATCTTTCTAGCTCCTCGTCAGATTGGTAAAACTATTACATCATCCATATTCCTTACTTGGTTTATGCTCTTCCATTTCGATAAGAACATTCTTCTTATGTCGAATAAAGGTGCTACCACGAAAGAAATTATGGACAAAATTAAGGCTATTGTTGAAGGCCTTCCTTTCTTCCTAAAACCAGGAGTTCTAAAGAAAGACGTTATGTCTATGGTATTTGATAACAAATGTCGAATCATAGGACAGAATACAACGAAAACTGGTGGTATTGGTTTTACTATTCACCTTCTATTTATTGATGAGTTTGCTCACATTCAAGAGAGTATAAAGAGAACATTCTATGAAAACGTTTATCCTACACTTTCATCATCGAAGATATCTCGAGTAATTATTACAAGTACACCTAATGGATTCGATCTATTTCATGACCTTTATGTTGCTGCCGTCGACGGACAAAACGAATACAAAGCAATGCGAGTCGATTGGTGGGAAGTACCTGGTCGAGATGAAGCCTGGAAGGAGAGAGAAATTGCGAACCTAGGTTCAGAAGAGGCATTCAACCAACAATACGGTTGTCAATTCCTTTCGTCATCAAATCTTCTTCTTTCGTCTGATGAATTGAAGAAGCTGAAGAGAAATGAAGTTGAATACGTTTTTCATGAATTTGATCCTCTTGACGATTTAGGCTTAGATTATAGTCAACTAAAATGGCATCCAGATTTCGATCCTTTAGATATCGAAGACAAAAATAACTTCTTCGTTTTTGCTATAGATTTGGCCGAAGGAATTGGTCGAGATTATACAATTATCAATATCTACAAATTAGAATCTATGGATTATGAAGATATTGAAAAGGTTGAATCTCCTGATAGTATGATGGATTTCTTCTCTCTAAAGCAAGTTGGTTTATTCCGTTCAAACATACACTCACTCGAAAATTTCTCGAAAATTCTCTATACGATGTCTGTAAAAATATTCGATCAAGAGAACCTTCGATTGATTATTGAATATAACACTTACGGATCAGAAGTTATTAAGAATCTCGTTACTATGTACCCTGCATCAAACGATTTTGATGAAGAAACTATCGTTCGATATCATCATCGAATAGGAGCTAAGGTTAAAAATCAAGGTCTTAGAATGAACAAAGATCTAAAGAAATTGTATTGTGAAAAGATGAAAAGATCGATTCTACAAGGTAGACTTATTCTTTCAGAAAGAAAGACAATCGAGGAAGCTGCTCTCTTTTCTAGAAATCCTTCTGGTACTTATTCTGCTCAAACAGGAAATGACGATATCATTATGACTGCCGTTTCTGCTGTATCTTTCTTTGAAACTTTGGACTTTTCGGAAATTGTCGAAGAATTCATGGATTTCGTCGAGGACGAAAAAATAAAGAAGATCGAGTCTATTCTAGAGTCCTCTGGTGAAGATCCTGGACAAATTTATGACATTTTTTAGGTATTTTCATTACCAACAAATGAAGATATATAATTAAAAAATTAAGGACAAATGGCAATATCACCTAGTCTACAACAATTCAAATCTTCGGGTGTTTATCGTTTGGAATTTGACAAGAGTCAAATAACAAACATTCCATCTGAAACAATCCGACTTATAATCGGATTTTCAAAAAAAGGACCTTTTAATACACCAGTTCTTGTAAAAGATACTGTGTTCTTTAAGGAAATTTTTGGAGATATCGACACTTCTCTAGAAAGAAAAGGTTCGTTCTTCCATAGAACGGTTTTATCTTGTCTTGACAGAGGACCTGTTATTGTATTGAATCTACTTAATCTTGATGATGATTTAGATCAATCTCAATTCCGTTCAATCTCTACTGCTTCTTGGCAAGCAAATGCTCCAGCTGCTTATGCTCCTGTTGCAGATTACTTCAACCAAGATAAATTCTGGTTTACTGATCCGCTTGCATTAGTTGCAACTGCAGATAACACAGATAATCAATCTTCTGTTTATCAAAGATTGTTAAACATTGCAAACGTTGGTAGAAAAACAATTTCTGTCATTGCAAAAAAATCAACCGTTTTAGGTTTCGATATTACTGCAAAAGAATGGTATGGTTCTGGTAAAGTTCCTGAATTCTTAAACGAAAATGATTGGATTTCTGATTACATGGTAGACATAATCATCGTTGAAGGAGACTTCTCGGATTATCAATCACTTTCAATTGATCCTATCTACGGAAGTTATTTCGATACAACTGGTTTAAAAACTACTATCACTGATTCTTTTGGAAATTCTTTAGATGGTCTTCAAGCTTTCTTGAATCTTTCTTCTGTTAATGTTCTAGGAGTTTACACTGGATGTTTAATCCCTGAATTCCAAGATAAAAACGGAAATAACATGTTCGTTCAAGATCTTATTAATCTTGAAACGTCTAAAACCGGATTACTTCTTGGTATGAATCAAGAAACAATTGATGATTCTCCAGAAACTATCGGAAACGATTTGATCGACTTAGTTGGTCATGGTATTGAATCTCAAGAACCTACAACCGTAGATTTCCTTTCTTATTATGGTGGAATTGTTTCTACTATCGGTTATGCTGGTTCTACAGGAGTTGGTTCATTCATCGTTGCTGCTACTGCTGGTCAAACAGGTGCTCAAGCTCTCTTATTAGCTTCTGCTTCTTTAACAGGTGCTTCTGCAACTAACGGATGGAACTCTGCCGTAGGTCACTTCGATACTTTATTAGTTTATGGACCTTCTGCTTCTGCACCATCTCTATTTACATCTGCTTTTGCTTCTGCTTCTGCTTTTGCAACATTCAGAACCGAAATTGAAACAACCACTTCATATTTCAAAGCTGGTGCTTCAGCAAATACAACAGGTGCTTCAGGTAACTATTCTTACTTAGCTTCAGAATCTTACGATTCAACAACTGATATTTTAACTCTTAAAATATCTAACGTTGCTGGTTCAGGAGTTACAGGACCTACTTCTGTTAACTACGGTTACTATCACTTATTTACTACAGGATTAACTGCCGGTGGTACTGCTTCTCTTCCTTATATCAAATCAGTAAATTTCAACTTTGCTCAAGGTGGTAATTTATTCGTTGGTCAAGGAAACGATCTTTACTCTGCAAATCTTGCTGGTATCGTAACCGATGGTGATAAAATCCGTTACAACACTGTAGGAACAACTGCTCTTGCTTATGCTGAATTCACTCGTAATACTACAAATGATTTCACTGGAGCTACATTTACAACTCCTGCTGCTTTCGGTACAGAATCTCCAATTCTTAACCAATTTGCAAATTACTTAGAAGTTAATGCATATTTGAATCCTGATTTAACTTCAGGTGCTACTGCAATTCAACCTCAAACTACTTATTCTGTTAATACTCTTACCGGAGATATCAACGAATCATTTACTCTATGGGGTGGAACTTCTTACACTAATCCAACTAACGTTGTATGGGTTGATAATGGATCTACCGGTCCTTTAGGTCTAAATGGATTTAATGGAGAAATTGTTAGAGGTCAATTGTTAGTACAAAACTTCGGTGGAACCGGAGGAGCTACTACAATTAATCCTGTAACTGGCAAATCACGTTTAACTCGTATTATTTCAGTTGCTGAAAATACTGATCCTACATCTGCTCTTTACAAAAAGATCAAGATTACTACAATCGATCCGATCTATATTTCAGCTACAAATGAAATTGAAAGATACAAGGAAGCTTCTAATTTCGTAACTCACTATCGTTTCTCAACTCTTAGAGGTTACACATTAAGAGCCGCACAAATTCCTAACGGAACTGATACTCGTCAAAACGAAATTCTTGATGTAATGTACGATTCAAATATTGCTGGTGCTCTTGCTGATCGTGAAACTATCACATTCCGTTATATTGTCGATTCATTCCAAGGTACAATTGAACCTTCTACTAAGCTTAGATTGACTAAGCTTGCTAAAGATCGTCAATCTGCTCTAGCAATTTGTAACATGCCATCAGTTAAACAATTCAAAGACAGTACAAATCCTTTGTTTAAGTTTAGCTCAACTTCACAATTTGATCCTCAATATATTGCTGAAGGTGGTAACTTATTGTTGAATCCTTCTAACATATTCTCTCTTCCAGGAATTGCTGATGGAGCTAACTACGCTGCATTCTATGGTCCTAATTTAACAATTAGAGAAAATGGAACTAACGTTTCAGTTCCTCCGGCTGCTCT